AAAGCTTTGATAAGAGCAGGCAAAAGAACATCAATTGGTAAAGCGGTTGCGGCCGCTACGGTGGTTGCAGGAGCTTATGAAGCAGGAAAGCGTAAGTTGTTTAGTAAAAATAAACCAACTAAAAAATCCATCGGTGGAGAAACTGTCGTAATGAAAAGTGGCGGAGGCTACATCGACGATTTATTATAATGAATTATGGCAACATCAGGAACAACAACATTCAATTTAGCAATAGACGAAATTGTCGAAGAAGGCTACGAGCGTTGTGGCATTCGAACCAATAGTGGTTATGACTTAAAGTCAGGCAGACGTACCTTAAATCTTTTACTTCAAGACTGGAATAATAGAGGAATTAATCTTTGGAAAATTAAATTAATTGCTCAAGAATTAACTGCAGGAACCAGTAAGTATTCTGCAGAAGCAGGTACTAGCGATATTATGGAAGCTTATATTTCTAATAACGCAACTTTAATTAATAATAATACTGATTCGAGTGATGTTTCTTTAACGAAAATTGATCGTTCAGCTTATGCAGCTTTAGCAGGTAAAGGAACACAGTCTCAACCTTCACAATATTTTATTGATCGACAAGGTGTAGATCCTGTAACTCCACAGATTTATTTATATCCTAATCCTGATAAAACTACTTATACGCATTTAAAATATTATGCAGTAAAAAGAGTCGAGGACGCTGGAGCTTATACCGATGATCCAGATGCACCTAATAGATTTTTACCTGCGTTATGTGCAGGAGTGGCTTTTCAACTGGCGCTTAAAAGAGCACCTGAAAGAATTCAGGCTTTAAAATTATTATACGAAGATTCAATGCAACGAGCTTTAACTGAGGATGGAGCACGAACGAGTGCTTATATTTCTCCAGCTTCTTACTATCCAACGGTATCATAATGGGAACATGGGCAACAGGTAAATACGCAATGAGAATTTCAGATCGTTCTGGAATGGCGTTTCCCTATAGAGAGATGATGCAGGAATGGACAGGGGCATGGGTACATGTTTCGGAATATACACCTAAACAACCACAATTAAATCCACCTTATCATCGAGCAGATGCAGTGGCATTACAACATCCTAAACCACAACATAAATCAGGAATTATAGTAAATTTAGGTCCTCAGTATTGGCCAGGACAATTTTATACAACCAATCATGTATCCGTAAATAATGATGGTGTTGTTACAGGAGCTGCAAGTATGATGCCTGCACAAAGTCCTTTAGCCATGAATAACGAACGACAAATTACAATGAAACTTGGAACCGTAACAGTGAGTATAACCTAATGGCTTTAACTTACGCACAAATGCTAACTAAAGTTCGAGACTATACTGAAGTTGATAGTACAGTTTTAACGGACAGTATTATTGACGGATTTATTCTTGATGCAGAAGCTAGAATTTATAGAGAATGTGATGGGGATTATTGTAGAGAACAATCTACTTCTACTTTTGTACCAGCAAAACGATACGTTCAATTACCTGATAATTTATTGATTGTGAGATCTATGCAACATATTACTTCAGGAGGAACACGAACTTTTTTAGAGAGAAGAGATACGAGTTTTATGTCGGAATATAATTCCACAGATGCTCAAGGAACTCCTAAATATTATGCAATGTGGCATAGAACCAATAATATTCAATACGCTATCGTGGCTCCTGTTCCAAGTGCCGCAGATACGGTTCAGGTGAATTATATTAAGTATCCTGAGCATTTATTCAGCTCTGATGATGCCGCTACTATACCTAATAAGCAAACGGCAACTTATCTGAGTACGAAAGCTTCAGAATTGCTTTTTTATGCTACTATGGTTGAAGGTTATGGATATCTAAAAGGACCTATGGATATGTACAAGCTGTATGAAGACAAGTATAATAAAGAAATAACAGCTTTTGCATTAGAACAAACAGGCAGAAGAAGACGTGGCGAATATACAGATGGAACATTAAGAATTCCAATAGCGTCCCCTTCACCTGAACAATGGAGAAACTTAAAATAAAATTATAATTAATAAGGAGATAATAATTATGGCAATAACACAAGCAGTGTGTGCATCTTTTAAAAAACAATTATTAGATGGTGTACACGACTTAGATACTGGAGGAAATGTATTTAAATTAGCTTTGTATAACTCTTCGGCAACTATCAATGCGGCAACGGCTTCATACACTACAGGTAATGAAGTTTCGCCTTCAGGAACATATGTTGCTAAAGGAGGCGTACTAGCTGGTCAATTAACTTCACTTGTAGCAACAACTGCATTTGTAGATTTTTCAGACCGGTCATGGACTGGTGTAACAATCACGGCAAGAGGTGCATTACTATACAATTCGACACAGGCTAGAAAAGCTGTATGTGCTTTAGATTTTGGTGCAGATAAAACTGCAACATCTGGAACATTTACAGTTCAATTTCCAGCGGCTACATCTACTACTGCGATATTAAGAATAGCTTAAGAGGAGGTTTAGGGCGCTATGGCCAATAGAACAGTTACTGTTACTGTAGCGTCGGGAACCCTCTACGTTGTCGGAGGAACCGGCAATTCATTTTACATAGATGGTACTAGACCAGGAGACTTTACTGTCGACTGGGTTGAAGACGGAACGATTCGATTTGAACAATCAGATTCTTCCAATGACGGCCATCCTTTAATTTTTTCTACTTCAAATAGTTCTACACTTGGAACTATGCAAGCTGGAATTATTTCTTCCGGTGTCACTTATTATTTAGACGGATCTAGTAATCAATCCGATTACACAAATCCAACAACTTTTAACGCAGCTACCACTCGATATATTGAGATAGCACCAGCTTCTCAAACTGATTTTTATTTTGCATGCTGGGTTCATGGAATAGGTATGGGTGGTATCATGGATATCACTCAAAGTACGTGGGGTGCATTAAGCTGGAGTGATAATGCCTGGGGTACTAGCAATAATATTATTAATGCGACTGCCCAAGTTCTTACAGTTTCTACAGGAACTGTTGAAGCTTTCAACCTTGCAGGTTGGGGACGTCGTGGCTGGGGCGACTATGAATGGGGAGATTCTGGATTAACAGTTTCTATAGCTGTTACAGGACTCACGACTCTCGCAACTTCCACAGGTACTGTATCTATTACAGCTGAACTTAATTCTGGATGGGGAAGAGCTGGCTACGGCGAAGATGGCTGGGGCATTCAAGGAGACGTTCTTCTTACTGGTCAATCATTAAGTTTTCTTCAAGGAACTTTAACAGTTACTACCGATGTAACCCAAGGTTGGGGACGACAAGCATGGGGTGCTGGTGCTTGGGGTATGCCTGGTGTAGTTACTGTTCTTACAGGATTTGGTCTTGCTACAACTTTAGGAACAGAAACTGTTACTGGAGATGCACTCGTTATCCCAACTGGTATTTCATTAACAACAAGTTTAGGAAATGAAAGTGTTATTACTGATGTAGTTGTATCGGTAACTGGACAATCTATAGCAACGTCTACAGGCACTCTATCCATGGCATTTGGCGTTCCTCTTACTGGCCAAGTTTTAACAACTAATATTGGTGAAGGATGGGGAGTTAGTACTTGGGACTCTGGTGTATGGGGAGGCGTTGTAGAAGTTTTAATCAGCCCAATCATAATTCCAACAGGACAAGTTATAGCTACAGCACTTGGAACCGAAACTGTAACTGGAGACGCAATCATTACCTTAAGTGGTAATTCAATAACTACAGCCCTTGGAACTGAAACTATTTCGATTAGCATAATAGCTAGTCCTACAGGCCAAGCTCTAGCTAGTAGTTTAGGTTCTGCAACCGTTACTACAGAAGTTAATGTAGGTTGGGGAAGACAAACTTGGGGTTATGGCCAATGGGGAGATGCAGGTATAGCAGTCGCTATAACTGGACAAGCTATGAGTCTTGTTCTAGGTAATGAAAGTACTACAATTGATGTAGCTGTTACTGCAACAGGTTTTAGCTTAACTACGAGTATGGGAACTGCAGTGGCAGGAGCTAGTGCCGAAGCACCTATAACAGGTCAAGTTATGACGGCTTATACAGGAACCGTTTATCCTCTCCTATGGACTGAAATTGATCCAGATGTTAGCATGGTATGGACAGAGATTGCTGCATAGAGTAAAATCATTACATACGAATAAATAATATAGAATTTTTAGGAGATTTATAATGGGATATTCGACGGATATTAAACTAGACTTAATGGTCACAGGCTCGAATTCGGGCACGTGGGGTACTAAGACTAATACAAACTTACAATTAATCGAAGAAGCACTATGTGGCTATATTGACAGAACTATAGCAGGTGGTGCAGGAACAACAGCTTTAGTTATATCAGACGCTGCCTCATCAGATGGCAGAAATATGGTTATCAAACTTTCTGGTGTTATTACTGGAGCGAGAGTTGTTACAGTTCCAACTGGTTTAGAAAAAATTTGGCTTTTTTCTAATGAAACAAGTGGAGCTTTCACAGTTCAATTAAAAGGCGCTTCAGACACAGGTTCAGGTTATACATTCAGCGCAACTAATAAAGGTAAACGACTTCTGTACATGACAGGTACGGACATGGTCGATAGTGGATTTAGTTCAGACGCTATAAATGCTGTTGTCGATGATACTACACCACAATTAGGTGGAGACTTAGATGTTAATGGTAATGATCTTGTTTCTACATCAGCTGGAAATATAGCCCTTGTTCCTGACGGAGCAGGAGTTGTACAAGCTAAAGATGGTGGTGGTACTACAGCGGCAGTTAAAATTGCAGGTAAAGAAACAATGTGGGTTCCAGCAACAGCGATGTATGCGTCTACGACTAATGGAGCTGAAGCAGCCCAAGCCGAATTAACAGCAACTCAGCCAGAATTAAAAACTATGGATTTTGATACTACTACAGCTGAATACGCACAGTTTAATGTATGTTTCCCTAAATCATGGGATGAAGGCGTAGTACAATATCAAACTTACTGGTCTGCATCCGCAACGGATACAGGAACTGGTGGCTTCAAACTACAAGGTGTTTCTATTGCTAACGATGTGGATTACGACACAGCTTACGGAACGGCTGTGGCTAATACAGCACTTGCGGCAAGTGGAACTCAAGATGATTTAATGGTTAACGTAGTGAGTGGCGATGTTACAATTGCTAGTGCAGCAGTAGACACAAATACTTCTTTTCAAATAGTAAGAAATGTTGCAGTTGACACTAACACTGGTGATTTACGATTAGTTGGAGTAAAAATATTTTATACTACAAACGCAGCTAACGACGCATAGGAGAATTGAATGGCATTTGGATATCAAGTTTTAGGATTTGGATCAGGAAGCGCAGGAGGTGGTCCTTACGTTGTAGCATGCGGAGGTTGTATAGCAACTGATGGTGATTTTTATGTCCATACATTTGTAGGAGATGGAGCATTTAATGTTACAAGTGCAGGAACATGTCGTGCAGGTTGCGTTGGTGATAATAAAATAGATTATTTAGTAATAGCTGGTGGTGGAGGAAGCTTTAAAGGTATCGCCGG